GATCCGGGCATAGGCACGGCCGGCAAGGAGGAACTCGGCCAGGCTCATCCGGCCGACGTCGAGCGGCGAGAGGCCGAGCGCGAAGGCTTGCCCGGTGAAGGCCGCGACGTCGATCCATCCGTCCCGTCGCCCGCCGCGGCCTCGGCTTTTCCCTCCGCCTCCTCCGACGCCTCGGCGACGCCGAAATAGGCCGCCATCATGACCGCCTGCGCCGTCACCAAGGCGTTCGCCGGATCTCGCGGATCGGCCACCGGACGACCATCAATATAGGTGTCGACCAGCTCCCGCGCCCGCACCGCCGGCATCCCGCCGCCGACCAGGCCCAGGCGGATGGTTTCGACGATATCGCTGATGCGCCAGCGCCGCTCGACCAGCAGGCGCTGGGCGATCTCGCCCAGCCCCGCATTGCACAGCCGCTGCAGCTCCTCGACCTGTTTCAGCTTGAGGGCGAAGAGATAGGTCCCGTCCGCCCATTTCAGCTCGATCTCGGCGGCGATGTTCGGCTGCGCTGTCATCACGCCGCCGCCGTCCAGGCCGGCTTGCCGTTGAGGGTGATGGCGATCTGCACCGTCGCCCGCTGGCCGCGCTGCGCGGTGACCTGATAGTTGGTCAGGATCGCCGGCGCCTGATAGTAGCCGCCGAAATCCGCCGCGGTCACGTCATAGACCCAGCGGACAGTCTTCTCGGCGCCGCCGAAGGCCCAGTCTTCCCAGGCCTTGCGGGCGTTGCGGTCCAGCACCCCCTGCCCGCTCAGCGTCATCTGCAGGGCGGTGATGTCGGTGATCTTCCAGGCTGGGTCGTCCGGGTTCTCGCAGTCCGGGATGATGCTCTCATTGGTGTCGCTGGCGATGGTCATGCCCAGCTCGGTGAGGCCGCAGGGCGCGGCGAAGACCTCGGTCGGGGTCGCCCCGTTGCCGAGCAGGATCATAACGTCGGAAAAACGGAAGGTCTTGGCCTGGGCCATCGGGATCTCCTCGAATGAAACAGCCCCGCGCGACGGCGGGGCCGTGCATGCCAGGGTCGGCATGGGGCGACGGGAATGGCGCTATTGCGCCGCGATGCTCTCGAACTCGATCACGCCATGGGTCACGCCCTGCTCCGCGGGATCGTCGAGCAGACGGGTCTGGCGCCATTGCAGCGACACCAGCGAGCCTTCGGGAAATGCGAGATCGACCTCGTCCAGCGCCGCGACCACTGCGGCCGCCAGCAGCTCGGCCGAAGCGCGGCCGTAGTCCTTGGTGAAGGCGTCGACCTGCAGCCGGACCAAGCTTCCCTGCAATGCGCCTGTCGCTTCCCAGGGCGAGGTGATGGCTGTGGTGCAGCGCAGGAAAGGATAGGCCGGCGCGGCCGGGACATAGTCGTAGATCCGGGTGCCGACCAGGGCCGCGACGCCCGGGTCGCCCTGCAGCGACGTGACCATCGCGCGGCGCAGCGGGCCGGAGAGGTCACGGCTGCTCATGCCCGGCCTCCGGCTTGGACACCCGGCGGCCGGCGCCGGCGGCCTCGGCGGCGAGGGCCGCGGCGGCCGGAATCAGCAGGGTCGCTCCCGCCCTGTAGGCCAAGGTCAGGCGCCGTGACAGCCGGAAGTCGAAATCGGCGATGAAATGGATCCAGGGCATCTGGTCTCTCCATCAGAGCGCGGGTGCCGTGTGTCATTTCTTTGCGAGGCCGCGGCGGATGGCCTGGCGGACCAGGTCCACCGCCTTGTCCCGCGTCTTGGCGACAGCGGGCCGCAGATACGGACGGGCCGCCACTTGCGAGGTTCCGTATTCGAGATCACGGGCATAGGGCGCGGTCGAGACCACCTGGACTTCCAGCTCTCCACGATGCTCGACGCCGATGCCGCGATGCAGCCGGCCGGTATCAGCGTTCGGCGGCTCCCCGGGCCGGGATGGGACGCGGTTTGGCCCGCTTTTCCAGCCGGCGACGATGCTGGCCGTGGCCTCCGCGGCGACCAGCCCGGCTGCGGTGACCAGCGCCTTGTCGGCCTCCTGTCGGACCGCCGCGCTGGCCCGCTTCAGGCGCGCGAGCTGGCGGTCGATACCTGTGACGCGGGCCATCAGGCCGGCATCCCGGTCAGGATCCAGGCGGCGCCGGCCGGGTCGCGCTCGACCGTGCCGATCCGCCAGCGGCCGCCGGCCAGGGTGATCTCGTCGTCGGCCGTCGGCTCCGCGGCGACGCCGGCCTGCAGCACGATCAGGCGGGCCGCCCGGTCGGGAATGCCCCAGTCGGCCCGCTGCCGGTCGCCGATCTCGTCGCGATGGCCCTTGACCGGGACATCGGCGAAGACGGGCGGCAGGATCACCCGGCCGTCCCCGTCCTTGGTCAGGACATGCAGCGTGCCGTCCAGGAGCAGCGGCGCGAAGGCGGCGCCGAATGCTGCCCGGAGAGCTCCGTCGAGCAGGGTCATGGCTACACCACCGTCACGGCCGGCACGTTTCGCGCCATCAGCTCGAGGAAGCGCCGGCCATAGCTGCTCGAGCCCAGCAAGCCCGGCTCCGCCCCGGCATCGTCGGGCCGCTCCAGCTCCAACGCGCCGCTGCGCATCCGGCGGAACCCGCCGGATGCGATCGCCGCCGCCTCGGCACCGCTGCCCTGGCCGTCCAGCGTCAGGACATGGGCGGCGAGGAGCAGCCGGCCGAGCCGGGCATCGGGCGCGCTGGTCCAGCCCGACCCGACCAGGAGCGCCGCCTCGTCCAGCGCTATCTGGACCGCCGCGTCGGCGACGGCGGCGAAGCCCGGGAACCGGGCCTTGAGGTCGGCGGGGGAAAGCCCGTCCATCACCGCCCTCCCCGCGCCGGGCGCCTGGCCGTCTTCACCTCCGCCTGGTCGGCCGGATCGTCGGTCACGGCGAGCAGGCCGGCCTCGGCCTGCTGGCGGACGCTCGCCGCCTCGGCCGGGCTGAGGTCGAGCTCGACGGTCTCGACCAGCCGCGCCCGGCCGCGCGCATAGAGGAAGCGCGGGCCGGGCGAGATGTTGGCGATGCGCATGGCCGCCTTCCTCCCTGACTAGATGCCGTCGCCGTAGCGGAACGCCTTCGGCCGCCGGATCTCGACCCCGCCGGTGCGGAAGATGCCGGGGACGTCGAACACCAGCGGGCCGGACTGCCACGGCGCCAGGAAGCGGTGCGGCATCGGCAGGTGCAGCTTCACCACCTGCGGATCGCGGCGATAGGCGACCATGCGGGCGGTGTTGCCGGCCCCCGCCGTCTCCAGCCCGCGCACGGCGCGGATGGTCAGCGGCGCGCCGGTGATCGCGGTGTAGGTGTTGTTGCGGCGCAGATGCTCCAGGATCGTGACGTCGCTGGTCGCGGTGCGCGCGGTGGTGGCGATGACGTCGAACCGCGCCACCGGCAGCAGCAGCGTGTCCGCCATCTCGACGGTCAGCGACCCGGTGTAGACGCCGGTCAGCAGCGCGTTGATGTCGCGCAGGATCTGGTCCGGGGTCTTGGCCGACCAGGCGGTGGCCGACCCCGCGCCGTCATTGGCGACCAGGCCGGCGGTGACGTTCGGGTCGTTGATCAGCCCGGTCCAGCCGCGCGCGGCGCCGCTGGGCGGCACGCCGCGCAGGGCGACGCCGTCCATGAACTCCTCATAGGCGCGCACCGCCGCCGCGGCACGGTCGGCCGACAGGTTCAGGCCAGGGACCAGCATCGCCTGGCCGAGCTCCTCGCTCGTATATCGGTACCCGATGGCCGCCATCTCGACCGGATGCTCGGACCGGCCGCGCTCGACATCCGCCACCGGCAGGTCCTTGGCCTGGTGGTGGAACCACTCCGCCTGGCCGAGCTTGTCGGTGGAGAAGAAGGTGACGCTCTTGGCCCAGGGGTTGGCCGAGGTGTCGACCGGCACCAGGGCCGGATACTGGATGTCCGGATACTGGATCTCATAGGCCTGGGCCTCGATGGCGGAGGCCTGCGAGACCAGGAAGCCCAGCGCCTGCTGGGCGTCGAATGCGAACATGGAAAGCTCCGTCGAGAGGGCTAGGCGATCGGGGTATCGGCTCAGGCGGAGGGCAGCGCGCCGCCGAGGCGCAGCACGGCCAGGCCGCCGCTGGCGGCGCCGGTCATCCAGCGGGCCCCGGCGACGGCGAAATGGCTGGCGTCGGCCGGCAGGCTGGAGAGGATGCCTGTCGCGGCCTCGAACACGACATTGTCACCCGCGGCCACGGCGCTGCCGGCGGCGACCCAGATGTCGCCCTCGGTCAGCACGGCGAGGGTCGCGCCCTGCCGGTAGGTGTCGCCGTCGGCCGGGTCGAGCACGACATCGCGGATCGAGACGCCGACGAAGCCGGCGGCCGCGGCGGCGCCCAGCACCGCACCCCTGGCGGCGGCGCCCTGGCCGACGGCGAGGCCGAAGCCGATGCCGGAGGCGGTCTCGACGATGCGGGTGTCGGCATCGGCATTGGTCAGGTTGGCGACCAGGCCGGCGGCGGCCGGGCGGATGGTCTCGCTGTAGCTGTTCTGCACGACGGCCATGTCCGTCTCTCCTTTCATCGGTGGCAGGCGGCGGATCAGGCCGCCGGGGATTCGGTCGGGATGGTGG